GAGCGAGAAGATAATGATGCCGCCTCCTGATTTTAGTGAAGGCTATTGGTCTAGCATTTCTAGCCCTACTGGAACATCAGAGGGGATAAATATGATAAAACCAACAGAATGCACAGTAGCTGGAATTAATATAAAAACCACAGCAGCCGGAAAGAAAGAAGATAGCTTACCTTTTGTAAGACAAGAACTTGAGAATGTCAATAGAATACTACGAGAAAGATTCAAGCAAGAGGGATTTAGATATGATAGATCGGTTTATAACTGGGCTGTTTCAGTGGTAATGCAAAAAGTAGAAGCAAAAGGACCAAACGATGATATGTCAAAGAATAGGATTTTCTTTATTGTCAACTTATTCATTTATTTATTATTTATGGGGTGTTTTGGACCAATAATTAAATATCAAAATGGACGTGGAAATAGTTGCATAGGTTTAAAATACTTTGATGGAGATGCCCAAAGATTATATAATGAAGCTAAACACTTTTTAGAACATAGTGATTGGGATTTTTCTCTTTATGATCAGTCTCAATTAGCTCATTTGATTATGGAATCAACAGCGTCTCTAATGATGTATTTTAAAGATGATGGATCTATTAATTTTCAAATATTAAAACATCACGCAATATATCTAGTAGAACAAGGAATGTACAAATTAGTAGAATTTCCAGATGGAGAATGGCGTTTGTCTCATGGGATGAATTTTAGTGGAGGCCCTGATACAACCTACACGAATGATTTCATTCACGCAGTGCTTAAGAATTGTCATCTTTTAAGGACATATATGAAAGCAAATGAAGTACCTGATGAAAAGATAAAAGAAGCAGTTCGAAGTTATTATAATTGGATGTTAGAAGCGCATGACTTTGAGACTATGGAAAGACGTCTCAGATGGAAAGTTGTAAAATATACTTTTAGAACTGGAGGAGATGACGGATTTGAACACTGTGCCGATCGAGAGATACAACAAAAGATAGGAATTCGCCCATTTATGGAGTACGTGAAGAAGTGGGGTATGGTTATAAAAGATAAAAATGTACATGAAACGAGCCGTTTCTTGTCTGATTTGGACAAAGATGGAAATTTAATTAAAGTTCAAAGACAGGATGCTACTGGAAATATGATATATAAACCAACAGGAATAACATTTTATAAGAGACAGTTTGTTATGGGAATGTTGAACGAGACTACGCCTGTTGTAGTGCCCTTTAAATCTCATGAAGATTATTATTGGAAATATGGAAGAACGCCTGTTCGTGACTCAAGTAATCCTCTGGTGCAAATAG